CGCAGGTGGATCTCCTTACCGCCGAGATGAAACTCAAATCGAGTGAAGACGTCGCGCTGATGCGCGCGCAGCTGGCTCAGGTGGAGGCGCAGATTGCGCGTATGAGCGCGGGTCCGCCTATGGGCACGCCTGCGCCGATGAGTCCGCCCGCACCGGCTGCGCCTGCGCCCGTGACAGGCTGAAACGAGTTTTATGCCAGACGAAACCATAAGTGAAGCACAGAAAATGCACCCCATGATGGGTAGCGCGAGGCAGCTTCCCCGGTACCGGTGCCACAAGGAAGTTTGGGCGTTGAAGATCGCGGCGATTGAAATTCTGAAGGATAAGTCCGCTACGATCGCTCCTGTCGATAAGGGGTATGCCCCAATCGCGACTGTGGCCGGATGGGCGGACAGATTTAAGGGCACCGAAGAAGATCCGGGATATTACGTCGTTTATATCGACGGTTATACATCCTGGTCTCCATCAAAAGCGTTCGAGGAAGGTTACACAAAAGCATAAACAGCTAGAGTTTTTTATGCCAGAAGACAACACTCCCGCTCTTGAGCAGGGGACCGGCACGCCGGTGGATCAGATTCCTACCGATTTCAAGGAGTATGACCACTGGCGGCGCACGGGTGAACTGCCCAAGGCCGAGGAACAAAAACCGTCCGCGACCGCGCCCGCGAGCGCCCCACCCGTTGGGGAGCCGGAAGCGCCGGTCAAAACCGCCCCGGACTCGGAACCGGATGATTCCCAGGAGATGGAAGAGTCACCGCCGCAGCGGCCCAGTTCGCGGCAGCGGCGCATCGACCGGTTGACCCGCGAAAACGCCGAACTGCAAAAGCGCCTGGAAGCGCTCGAGCAGAAAGCGGCGCCTGCTGTGGCTCCGCCTGTCGAGCCCCCGGCTGTCGCGGGGCGGCCCGATCTCAAGGACTTCAAGACGCTGGAAGAGTACACCGAGGCTATCACCGATTGGAAGCTCAACCAGCGGGCAGCGGCGTATCAGGCGGACCAGGAAAAACGGGTTGCCGAAACCGCCGCACGCACTCTGCAGGATAGCTGGGCAGAAAGAGATGCCGCCGCCGCCAAGGCTCATCCCGATTATCGCGAGCTGATGGACTCGACCGAGATCCCTGTTGGACCCGGGGTTTTGGCTGCTCGTCAGGCGCTGCTCGAGGAGGACAATGGCGCGGAGATCCTCTACTGGCTGGCCGCGCGTCCCGCGGAATTGAAGCGGATCGCTTCGCTCTCGCCGGCGAAAGCTATTCTCGAGATCGGCAAACTGGCTGCAACGCTAGCCCCTTCGACCTCTCCTGAAAACACCAGGCCCAAAGTATCGAGCGCTCCCAGGCCGCCATCCCCGCTTCCGCACGGCACGGTTCGCACCGCCGACAACGTGTACGACGACGACACCGCCCGCGACTGGAAGCGCTGGGTGAAAGCGCGGGAGGCGCAATTGAAGGGGAAGTAATTGGCTACCAACACATTATTGACGAGTCAGGTCATCACCAACGAGCTCCTGCGGCGCTTCAAAAACAACTTAGGCTTCAGTGGCGCGGTCACCCATACCTGGGACGATAAATATGCCATCGAAGGCGCGAAAATCGGCGACACCCTGCGGCTCCGCGACCCGGTGCTGTTCGTCGCGGCTGACGGGCCGGTAATGACGCCGCAGAACGTCGTCGAAACCAATAAAACTTTAAGCCTCAACAAACAGAAAGTGGTCGGTTTCGCGTTCACGTCGAAAGACCTTACACTGTCGATCGACAACTTCGCCGCCCGCTACCTGGACAGCGCGTCAGTCGCTCTCGCCAATGTCGTGGATATCGACGGATTGACCATGGCGGATACCAATGTCGGCAACTACGTGGGCACGCCCGGCACGCCGCCGACCGATCTGACGCCGTTCTGGACCGCGGGCGAAATGCTCGACACCAATTCCGCGCCCATGGACGGGACGCGCACCATGTGCATCCCGCCCAAAATCCAGACCGTCGCCCTCAAGGCCGCGCAGGGCCTGTTCCAGTCGTCCTCTCAGGTCAAGCAGCAGTATGAGCGCGGACGCATGGGAATCATGGGCGGGTTCGAGTGGGTGATGGATCAGAACTGCCGGAGCCATACCAACGGCCCGGAGGGTGGTACTCCCGTGGTGGGAGCCGCCAACCAGACCGGATCGTCCCTGGCAGTCACCGGGTTTACCGCGGCCGCCGCGCTGCGTTTGAATGCAGGGGACACTTTCACGATCACCAACGTATACCGCACCAACCGGGTTTCGGGAGACATCAAGCAGGACCTGATGCAGTTCGTGGCTACCGGTCCTGTCAGTTCGGACGCGACCGGCGCCGCGATCATCCCGATCTATCCGCCGATCGTTACCACCATGCCCGGGCAGACGGTGAGCGGCTCTCCGGCCGCCGGCGCCCCACTCGTCCTCACCGGCACCGCCAATCAGATTTACCCGACCGGCATCGCGTTCCATGCGGACGCGTTCACGCTCGGCATGGCGCCGCTCGAGGTTCCGAAGAACATCCAGTTCGGGTCGAATCAGCAGGACCCCGACACCGGATGCGCCATCCGCATGGTGAGCATGTACGACATAATCAATGACCTCTTTGTTACCCGCTGCGATGTGCTCTACGGCTGGGCCGCCACACGTCCGGAATGGGCCTGCAAAATCTTGAGCTAAAGGAGAGTCCTATGAGCCAATATCCGTATTATCCGCAGTCGACGCAACCTCAGCCCCAGCAGCAGCCGCCCGATGCGGCTCCTGCGCCCCAGACCGCGCCGCCGCCGAAAGAGCCTACGCCGCTCGATCCGCCGGTGGTCTACTACAACAAGAAATGGCGCACGCCGCCTCTGATAGTCGATACACAAGAGGAGGCGGATGCACTCGATCCCGCCGAATGGACGACGAACCCGCCGCCGGCGAAAACCGCCGCTTCCGACTACCCGAAGCTCTTTTTCAACGTCAACGTACGGCCGAAGATCGTCGGCGATGCCGGTGAAGAGAAGACGCTCGGCGGAGACTGGCGGGAGTTCGCTCTGCCGCAGGCTTTGGTCAAGACTGCGCAAGCGAAACTGGACGCCACGCAGAACCAATGACGCTGAATCCGGATTATCCGCGGATGTTGTTTCACCCATCGAAAGATTGGGTGATCGTCAAATCCGCGGCCGAAGAAGAAGCCCTGGGGCCGGAGTGGTCGCGCACCATTCCGGCTCCGGAGGTGCGTGAAGAGAAACCGGGGCCGCCTCCGAAGCAGACCAAAGCGAAACCGGACGCTAAGGGAAGATATGTCGAGTGTAAGTGATCTGATCCATTCTTCGTTCCGTCTGATCGGCGCCATCGCCGCGGGCGAGACGCTCGAGACCAATGAGCTCAACGACGCCTTCGTATCGCTCAATCAGATGCTTTCCTCCTGGAATACCGAGGGGGCATCACTGGTTGGCCGGCAACGGCTGAACGTATCAGTAGGCGGGACAAACGGACCCTATCCACTCAATTTACAGCCGGTCAGGATAGAGGCTGGCAGCTGTTCGATCAGTGGGGTCGACTCCGGTCTCGAGATCGTGGACGCGGCGGGCTGGGAAGCGATTCCGACTCCGGAAAAGCAGATGCAGTCCATCTTCATTCGCAAGCTGTACTGCGATTACCAGTTCCCCAATTCCAACGTGTACATCTGGCCGGTGCCACGGCTATCCGGCCAGCTCGAACTGTGGACGTATGTCACGATACCCCAATTCGTGACCGTGAACGATACCATCAATCTTCCTCCGGGCTATGAAGCAGCCCTGCGCTATAACTTCGCTATTGCGATCCTGCCGGAATACCCACGCTCGCAGGTCGATCCTACGCTCGCGCCGCAGGCCCAGAACTACAAGGCATCCATCGTGCAGCTGAACAACCAGAACCATGCACGAACCGTGCAGCCGGCCGCGGCCACGCTTGCGGCGCAAGGTCCCTCATGAGCACAAGCACATTCGGTACGACTCACTTTACTTCCACTGCGGCCAACGGCGACGGTATCGCATCTCGCTCTCTGGGCAAGCCCGCGGCCGTCTATCCCGGCGGCATCGCGACCGACGCGCAATTGAAGACCGCAGTGGATCGGCTGCAAACCAAGCTCACAGTGCCTCTCGATACGGTCAGTACGTCGATGACCGTAGCGAGCGCCTCGGCAATCGTAGCCAACGTCCTTCTCTCCATCGATAACGAAATCGTATGGGTGACCGGGGCGCCTGCCGGCAACGTCGTGCCGATCTCGCGTGGATTCGACGGGACGGTACCGACCAT